GTACATATTCATACCGTGTGGTGTTGATACAATAATCATCTTTGTTTTTTTACCAGATGATATAGTAGGGTAAACTGAACTAAAAAACATTTCGGCAATATTAGCCGGTACGAAAGCAAACTCGTCTAAGAAAATAATGTTAAATGAACCACCTCGAATTGCACTTGAAGAAGTTGCAGCTGCGACAATGGTTGATTTATTTTCTAACTCAATGTTACCTTTGTTCCAGTTGATTACGCCTTGTTGCAACCACTTAGGAAGATTTTCGTATGCGAGTTGCAATCTTCCGAGGATGTCACGAGCCGTAGATGATTTGTTTGCAAGTATAGCAATATTAGAATTAGGATTAAAGAGCGCATAATGTAACAAATAAGAAATAGTCGTTGTTGACTTTCCTGATTGCCTCGGTAGTTTACAAATAGTGAATCTGTTATCGTGTATGGTTCTTACAATATGTTTTTGAAATCCATACATCTTAAAAGGTACTAGACCTTCATCAAGTGATACAACCTGAACATAACTTTCCATAAAATAAATTGGGTCTTTTTCACACTTCTTATATTCTAAGATTTGTTCTTTTGTAAATTCTTGTGGTGTGTTGACCTTTTTTAAATTAGGATTACCTAAGTATGCGTCACTCATTTATTATTATACCTTCTATATGTGTATAACCTAGTTTAACAGCGGCCTGAATTCGACTACTGCCTTTATGTACAACATATTGATGTTCGTTATAAGGTGTGTTGTTTGCACCCATTCTAGGTGTATCAGATATTTCTTTTTTTAGTATCTCTATAGGATTTATCATTTCTTCGCCTTCTAAAATGGCCTGTAATAATAGACCATTACGAACATAATTTAAATCACTTATCGGAAATATCTTTTTCTTCGGTTGATTTAATTTCGCCTTCAATAATTTCATCTTTTTTCAACATCTTTTGTAATTCGGCAGTTGAACCTACAAACAAGGCATTCTTAATATTATTGTTTGCTGTTTTAGGTAATTCTTTTAAATCTTTTAATTTCTTTTGTAGGTCTTGTAGTTTATCTACAGTATCGGCAACACTCTTAATTAAGTTACCTGCAACTTCATAGGCTCTTGGATGTTGGCCTTCTTTTGCTACTTCCAAAATACCTTCAATTGCTTCTTGTCCTTTTTCAATAAGATTATAATAGTTTTCTCTACTATATTTGTAATCGTTATCTACATCCGGATTCTTTTTATCATCAACTCTAGGAACAGGTGGTTCAAACTCTTTTTTCTGAGGAGTTTTTGCCGGTTCTAATCCTAAAATTTCATTTACTTTATCTTCTAGTGCCATAAAACTATTTATATTATATATTTAACTGTTATATTAAACGATATAGCAATTCTACTATCACTTTCATTATAATCTACACTATGTAATAAATCAGAACGCCACAAACATAATAAACCATTTTCAGGTTTGAAATTAAAAGTATCATTATTGTATCCATTATAATTTTTTATTTTTAAATTGTAAAAAATATTATTATGGAATTCTTGTCTATAAAATCTTAAATTGCCACTTTTTTCATCTACCTTTACATAAAAGTTTCCACTAATCTGTGAATTTGGACTATGACAATGAGCTTCATGGTTGCCGCCTACATTCATTTCTGAAACCCACAAATCAATTATATCTATAGATAAATTTTTTGTTTCATAATTGTGAACAATTAAATATTGTTCAACATTTTTTCTTATGTAATCATAAAACGGTTTTAACTCAGGTATAAACTTTGATATTACCTCAGGTGTATAGTAACTAGATTTTCCATTTCTATAATTTTCATTTTTTTTAGACTCTTTTAAAATATTTTCAGATATGGGTAATAAAAAATTTGCCATATCATTATCTACATCTGTATGAATATATGTTTTAAAAGCTTCAGCCATTTTTAAGTTTATCGTTTAATTCAATACATTTACTAAGTTTATAATCGTCTTTATACTCACTAGGCAATCCTAAATGAGGTCTGCAATCATATTCAGCAAACTCAGCATATTGATTATTTACATCATTAAAGTGTAAAAATGCTTGTGCATTTTTTATACCCTCAAATTTATCTCTCCAATGCCAAAAATCACAACCTCTATATAAAACCAAATCACCAGGTTCAGTAATAATTTTTATAGAATCTGATTTATCAACATTTTTAGAAAAATAAATTGGCCACTTTTTATCACCCTCAATACCTAAACATATTGTTGTTGAGATTTCACAAGCAATTTTATCTCTATGTATTTTTAATTCATCATTAGTTTTATAAAAACGAAAATAAGAATATGTTGGTGTTAATTTTAAATTTGAAATTTCTTCTAATTTTGGTTTAATATGTAACATTAACGATTCAAAGGCTAAATCGCTATAACAACTAAAAGTATCAGCTACCAATTCGTCATTATAGTATCCATCTTTATGTTCGTTATAATCTGGACTATCTATATTAAAATAATAATCGGTGACTTGTTGTTTTAATTTTATGTATTCATATAAAAAACTTGTCATATCTTTACTTAAAAAGTTTTTTATTAAAATATAACCATTATCTTTAAATGACATTAACAAAACCTTTCTCCTAAACACCAAACAACAAGAGAATATCTATGTCCTTTTGTCACAGGTTTTACCCTATGCCAATGATAAGAAGGAAATACTACAATACTTCCTTGATTTTTTAATTCAGGTACAGGCCAATTTGTATCTAATCCTGGTTGTTTATTTTTAAAATTAAATTCAAAATCTCCTCCCTCATAATCATTTGGGTCTGATAAAGAAATAACAGCAGATAACTTTCTTTGTTTTCCTGACCAATCAGGCTTATCACTACCGTAAGGTTTATCTATATCAATATGCCAATTATAATGACCTTTTTCTGTAGCTAAATATTTTGTAAATTGTATAGGTTCAAACCAATCTAATTTAAGATTCCAACCAGCATTTTCATTTGCTTGATTGATATAAGGTGAAAACAAATCGTATAACCAAGCATCTTCTAGCCAAGTAATTTTCGACCTTCTATCAGATTTTTTAGGTAAAGCAAAATCTCTTCCTATTGTAGCGTTTGTATCAATTTTAGACAAACCTAATTGTACAATATCATTACAAGTTTCTTTGTCTAAGGTTTTATCCCAAAACCAAAATTGTGATAAGTGATTGTGTATCATTTTATAAAATTAAACCATCCTGTTATTATATATTTTTCATTACTGCTAATCTGTCCCTTGTGTGTATGTGTCCAATCTGTAGGCCAAATTAATGTTAATCCTTTTTTTGCTGGTGAAGACAATTTTTGATAATAAAAATCAGTACCTCCATCTTCAACTGTGTTTAAATATGTCATAAAAGTTAATACTCTGGAAGACACACTTAACGCCGACCTTTCAAAATGCCATTGTTTAAACCCTCCACCTGGTTTATAATATTGTATTGATGTTGTTTCTGTTAAATCAAACAAAGACATTTCTCTAGCGCATTTAAATTTATTTTGATATAATTGTAATACTTCAATTAATTTTAGAGCATATTCATTTAAAATAATATTATTTTTATAATCATCAATTGTAATTGATAAATCTAAACTATCTTTTGTATTTAAATCAACACCTTTTATAGTTTTTCCTTGTTCTACTAAATCTTTATTAGTTTTGTAATATGATATTAAATTATCACAAATGTGTTCTGGTATATACCAACCACCTATAAAACTCTCATACGGCAATTGATGTTCAACCATTTACATAACCCTCTAAGTAGTTTATGTTAATATTTAATCTTATTTTTGTATCTGTTTGAGAAGCTGCTTGATGAGGTATCATTCCATCAAATATTACAGCAGTATTTTCGATTGAAGGAATTTTAATTTTACCATCCAATAATGTATATCCATTATTAGTATTTACATAATATAAACAAACTGTATGTGGGGCAGGAAAATCAATATGAGATGAACAAAGATAATTTTCTGGTTCTTTGACCATCAAATTTCCTTTAACTCTTATTAATTTTTGATATTTTAATTTTTTTAAAATAGGTTCAATTAAATAATAATAATCTGTTTGTCCGCCGTTTATTGTAGAGTCTTTCCAATAAAACATATGTTGAAAATGAAATCTCTCATTATCATCTGCGTCACCTATAGCGTCAATATACCCCCAAGGAAAATTTCT